GTATTCGCTCCAGCCGTTGCCTGTGTCGTCGCTCATGGTATCGGGTCGTCAGGGAACCAGCCGAGAGCCTCGGCTTGCTCATGGGTTAGCACGGTCGCGTCCGACGGCAGCAGGTTGCCGAACGTCACGCTGTCGCTCGTTGTGATGTAGTATGTCAGTTGGCTACGCTCCTCCTCGCTCAGTTGCGGGAACAGCGACACCAGCGCGGTGACATCTCGCTCTGGGTGCACCGCGATCTCTTGGTCGTGATCTCCGGCCAACGCCCACTGGCCTGCGTTGCTCGCGTTCTCGATCATGCCCAGCGCGTAGATGCTGGTCTGCCCCGGCGATTGCAGGTGGCGCGGCAGGGTCAGGTTGAACAACTCGCGGCTGATCGCCCGCCCGCGCTCCTCGCTAGTCAGGCCGAGCCGAGGCACGACCGGCAGGTAGATCGTGTGGCTCATTAGTAGATCGTGTAGTGAGTGTTGATGTTCGACTCAATGCCGGTGCGGTTACTGCTTTGGTCGCTGTGGTATATGACTAGTTCTTGCATACGCATAAATTGCCATATGCCCCCCAAGTAGCCGATCCGATAAGTATGGGATGTAGATCCGGTTTGGCCAGCCCATACACCCAAGCCTTGCGAACCCATGGTTGAGAATACTGTGGGTCTGTCTGGTGACCCGCCTGCGCCACCATTTAGATACGTGGTGCCAGTCAGGTTAGTAGAGGAAACGGGTCCCGTATCCTCACCCACCAACGCAAAGTCGCCACTCGAAACAGTGTGCGCAATATAGCTTCCGCCGTCGCTGCCCGCGACCACAAACATCCACCCGTTTGATGTGACGCAGTTCAACGTGCTGGTCATGTGCGCCACGCCCGTGTTCAACGAACTGGTGACACGAATGACCGGCTTGCCGTTTTCTAGCTCAACCGCCGTGCCGTCGTAGATGCGAGGCTGACTTCCGGCAGTGCTCTGCGTCATGTTGTAGCCGCTCCCGCTCTGGTCATACCATGTATCGACGTAGCCGTTGGCCGTCGTGCAGAACGCCGCGATCGCCGCCGTGTCCAGATCGCCGTTCGAGTCGAACCCGATGTCCTGCGTGGTGTCGTCCGAGTCCCGGCGCACCTTCATGCAGTTGCCGGTATACCACTGCGAGAGCTTGCGGACGGAGTAGGCCGATGCCGCGCCGCTGTAGTTGTCGAGGAGCAGTGCCGTCGTCGGCTGGTAGTAGGTGTCGATGTCGGACTCGATGCCGGTGCGGTCGCTTGATTTGTCAGATGCGTATAGGATGATCTCCTGCATCTTGCCGTTGAATGTCTCATTGCCATCTCTATAGCCTATTTGAGTGACACCCGTGGAGCTAGTGTTGATAGTATCAACGCTGTCAAACGTATTAGTCGCTAAAGACCCATTGTCGTAGAAGTCAATATCGGACGTTGTTCCGCCTCCGGGATACGTGATTACGCCTAATGTTTGGGTGTTTTGTGGGTTGTTTCCCCAGCGTATTGCATTGCTGACAACGACTGCCGTCTGGGCGTTGTATCTAAATAAGGTTCCCGTGCCCGTAAACACGCTCGACAGCGAGAGAATGACATCTCCGCGAGGCGGCGTCGCGTTGTCGCTATTGACTACGCTAAAAATGCTACGAGCACCTGTGCCGCTTACCAACACGGACGAGCAAGACAGACTCTCGTATCTTGTGACACCATCCCACTCAATGGCGCTTCTGCCGTTGTCCGAAATGGTGTTGGAACCATCGTATATTTTGGGCTGCTGTGTCGTCGTGCTGTTGGTGGCATCGTTGCCGTTGCCGCTCTGGTCATACCATGTGACCACGTAGCCGTTGGCGCTTCCGCAGTGCGACGCGATCGCGGCGGTGTCCAGGTTGCCGTTACTGTCGAACCCGATGTCCGTTTCGGTGTTGCCGCTGTCCTCGCGGATACGCATGGCGTCGCCCGTGTACTCTCCGCGTATTTTGCGGACACTGTAGGCCGCCTCGGCTCCGGGATAATCTTCCAGCAGCAAATCGGTGACAAACTGGTGCTCCATCTTCAAGGAGACCGGCAGCGTGCCGCGCGTGTTTGCCGTCCCGTCCGTGTCTGACAAGCCTGCCAGCAGCGACGCCTTAGCGGTCGCGAACGCCGTGTCGTCCGCTGGCTGCGTCGTGTAGAGCGTCCAGTCGCCGGACGTGTCAGGGTCGGCGTCAAACTTGTCGGAGTAGTAGAGCCTGCGCTCAATCACTGCACCGGCTGGCGTGCTCGTCGTGACCTCGCTCTCCGCGTAGCCGTCGCCGTCTGGTCGCGCGGTGTAGTAGATCTCCGTCGTCGCGGTCGCGCCGCTGCGCCGGGTTTCAGCTTGGGAACTATAGTTCCCCCCGCCGCCACTCGTAGTGCCCCCAGACGCTAGTTTCTTAAAGGTTACTGCACCATCTGCAATCTTATCCTCAGTGACTGCATCATTAGCGATGTTGACCGTATCTACGGCATCTACTGGAAGCTCATCGCTATCACCTGTCTGACGCGCAGTCCTGCCTGCCAGCGAAGTCAGTCGGGCCTCTAGCCGCTGAAGCTCTTGGCGCGACACAGTGGTTCGCTGGTTGTTTCTAGGCATGATTACTAAAACCCCTTGTATCTTAGGTCTAGCCGCTTTCTCTAATCAGATCGCAGGCCAACAACATCTTCCCTTTTCTGAGATGATGCTCCACAGTATGGGGCGAAATCCCCATCAACTTGCCGATCCCCTTGTAGTCATAACCTGCAAGGTGCCACCGGATCGCTGCCTGCTGATGTGGCGGTAGCCGATCGATCGCATCCACCAGTTGCTGGATACGCTCTTCTCGAACAAGTTGGTCTAGGACAGGTTCCGCTTCTGAGACTGGATGGGCAATGTCCTCCAGGCTGTGCATCCGGTTGATGCGATACTTGACCTTGCGGGCCTCTGTTGCCCTGCCATGCTGCCTGCGGATCTCGTCAAGGATGACGGTCCAAGCCGAACGCTTCTGCCACGCTGCGACTTGCTCTAGGTGCTCAATCTCACCCGGCTCTAGCAGCGAAACAGCGGTCCGGTAGATTCGGTCTACAGGTCTTTTGCCCATTCGCGAGCTACTAGCTGCGCAAAGGCTTTCTGAGCGTCTTCAGGAGCCGCTTCGACCATCTTCGCGCTGAATGCATTGGAGGCGTTGCAGTAGTCCTCTTGCTCGGCTTCGGTGAGCGTTGGCCATAGATCCGTGATGGCCTGCGCTACAGCCTGAGCCGCCTGCACGCCATTGAAAGGCGGGGCAGCGCCAGCATCAACGAACGCCAGGAACTTCTCAGCCAGCTTGTCCATATATGCGCGACGCATGGGCAAGCCAATCATCTCGAAGTAGGAGGACATGCACTGCGCGATCCGCAAACCCTTGCGGAACTCGTCGGCGTTTACAGGGGGAACCTTGTTCATAACTTCAACACCGCACGCCTGAGCAAACAAATGGTTCATTGGGGCTTCCTCGCTGCAACACGCGCTGCACGCTCGGCCACAGAAGCAGAAGGACCGCGCCAGAGACGCACGCCTGCGACTGCAAGACCAACCTCAAGCACCACCTTGCCCAACTGTAGCCACCACGGGTCACCAGTGTTGGTCAGGATGGCCTGCCGCAGCGCCTCGGCCTGCTCCATCGTGATGGCTTGGTTGGCCTCCAGTTGGTTGACAACGTCGGTGACGGCCTGGACCTGACCAGCGTCGAGGATGCCGCAGCTAGTCAAAAGAGTTGCAGCCCCCAGCATGTAAAGCCAACGCATTAGAGCAACTCCTTGCTGGCTGCGAGGCGAACAGCGACCTGCCTTTGGTATACAGGGTCCGTCTGATAGCGGGGGTCTCCCATGGCCTGCATAAGCTCGTGGTAAGACTGGAAGGTAGACTGACTGGTGGACGACACGTTCCCTTGGATAAGAGAAGCCTCTCGACCGTTCACCTGATCGTAGCGGGTCTTGATAAGTTGAGCAGCCATCTTTGCTGGCTCCCCACCTTGGACCAGCATCTCGTTCAGCGTGTTGACCTCACCTTCTGCAAGGTTGGTCCCCACCCAAGCAGCCATCTTCTCAAACTGCTCTTGGCCCCCAACGATGTCGTAGACAGCCTTAGACTCTTGGTCTTGGGCAGACTGGAGACCAGAGATGTAGAGATCAACCATATCTCGGCTGATACCCATCTTCTCCAGTTTGTCATAACTGGCATCCCCAAGTTGCCCGTTCTCCTCGTATTCCTTGGAGAAGGCTTCAAGAGCATTGGGCTGACCATCATCGGACAGCTTGCTCTCTAGTTCACCATAAGCCTTGGCAAGATCCTCAGGAGACTGGAACTTCTCAGGGAGCCACTCTGGGCGCTCTGACTGGACCTCTGGTTGTTCCTGAGGTGCCTGCTCCTGACCCTCTTGCTGCGCGACAGCATCCCTAAGTTCCGAATCAGGAGTAGGAGCTTGGCTCACCGCACCTGAATCTTGAATCTGAACGGAATGTTGTTCACCCACTACTCGCCTCCATCACTAATTTGTTTGCCCATTTGCCGGATGGCCTCAGGGGTAGCAGCCTGAGTCAACGCAGCTTGCTGCTGCATCGCGTTCATCTGCTGGACTTCTTCTTCGGATCGGATCAAGCCACTTGACTGGATCCCCACTGCCGTAGCTCGACGGGTCAGATAGTCCCCAGCATTGAGATACTGCATGAGGGCTTGGGGACCGAGCACTTGACCGGCACCTTGGACGAACGTGTCCAGGCGAATCAGGTCGTGCCCACGGCCCAGAGCCTCAAGGCCAGTAACAATGGTGGGGGTAGCCACACCCTCCAGCTTCTGGATATCGCCCCGACGCTCCATCTGGTGGAGCATCAGTCGGACGATGGGAAGTTGTTCTTCTTGGGCCAGCAGGCTGTAGGTGCCTGCCAAGACATCCTCCAGTTCCTGAGCCAAGAACCGGATCTCTTCTGCCGTCACGCGCTCACCAGAACGCTGGACAGATTGGTTGAGCAGGAAGCTGAACCCAAGGCTTCGGGTCAACTGCTCGATAGCTTGGAAGGCCACGCCCATATCACCACCCTTGTCCACACGCAGGGGGGCGATGTCATCAGCCATTCCGCTGACAAACGCGCCGTTCTCTGCACGATTCAGGTGGCTAATCTTGGTAGTGGCCGCAGGGTTGACCAAGAAGACTGTCCGAGCAGAAACCGCAGCGGCTTCCACTAGAGCCTTCCAGAGACCCTCAAGGCTTGCAAGATCCCCAAGCAGGCTGGCAACGTAGCCGTAGCCATAGCTCTGCCCGCTGATGGGCTCCATGCGAAGCGGGATCCAGGGGAGATGCTCAGGCTTGTAGCTGCCCTCCGTCTCAGGGATGACTTCACCACCCACCTCTTGGAAGACACGATACTTCTTGTCCTCCAGAACGATAGCGGTGTAAATCTCTACAAACTCTGCATTGGGGTCGATGTTCGACGCAGATTCCAAGACATCTTCAGGCAGCGCACGGGGGCTGATCTCCTCACGGATGACCATAGCCAGCACGTTGCCCGAGGGGTCCCGCTTGATGACAAAGTCCCTCAGGTGGTAGACCTTGGCCTGACCTTCGCGGGGAATGTAGAGGATCGCGTTGCCCGCAACCAGCAGGTGCTTCTTGGCTTCGTGCAGATACGGGCGGAGAGCACGGCGCTCCATCTCCGCATCAAGCGCCTTCTCGATCCCTGCCAGAGCGGCGTCCACCTCACTACGAGCTTGGCCCTCTCCCAACTGTGCCAGAGCATCCGGGCTCAGGCGAAGCCGAATGAAACTCTGGTTCGGCGGAAAGAGAGCCAGCAGCAGCTTGGAGGCCAGACTGTTGACACCCCGAGCACCCAAGCCCTGATATGGCGTAGGAAGCGTCTGGTTCGTGTGACCCTCAGGCGGCACAAGGCTCGGCAGGGTCAGCTTCGAGACATCCCGTGCCCTACGAAGAAAGGGCTCCCGATCAGCGGTGCAGTTGTGGTAGTAGCCCGCAGCGGTCTGGCCGTCAATCATCATTGCGGGACTCCTGCGGTCGTCGGACGAGGTGCTACGGGAATCCGCAGGCGGGACAGCGTATCACGACCCCCTTGGTCACGGCGTGCCCGTGCGGGACGCAACGCCTTGGCTAGAGGCAGCGGAGCCTCTGGCGGTGCCGCAGGACGGCTAGGCGGACGGGGGGTCGGTGGGCTGCACATACTACCTCTTGCGTTGGTTTAGGGATTCCTGCCGCAGATATTGTAGGACCGAACGGCGTCCGATCTCATACCAATACTTCTCTGGAGGAACCCCAGGCTGCGGGATGTATTCCGGCAGCTTACTGCTTAGAGCTTCAAGAAGATCGGGCGGAATGAACGGAAACTCGTCATCCTCATCCATATGGCCAGCGTTATCTTTAGGCATCAGCCATATGCTCCCGCAGTTCCTTAAGGGTTCTGTTGAAGATATGGGGGTCCGGCTCTCCTTGGCGCTCCCTGTAGAACTGCCATGTCTGGACATGGCGGCAGTCAGAATCCACCAGTTCCATTACTTCCAGAACCTTCTCCAACATCTGGCGATCCTTAGACTTACGCCCAGGACGCTTTGCCTGCTTCTCTTCAGTCATCGCTCCGAACCCATCCATTCTCAATGTCACGAAGAACCTCAGAAACCCGAACTCTTAGGTCTCCACGGGTGCCGTTATTCCCGATGTCATAAGTCAGGTTGTCCTTCAGGTAGATCCGGCCCCGACTGTCTCCATTAAAGCAAGTGCCGTTTCGACGCAAGTTCAGCACATATACCTGATCTCCGAAGTGCTCCTTGAGGACCATGGCCTCCTCTTGGAAACCGCTGTCGGGGATGATGAAGTTCTCAACCCCCTGATCTTTCATCTCTTGGATGCGCTCTGCCAGCAGCTTCCCGAAGATGTCCTTTCCGAACAAAGGCTTACACAAATCTTCGGATACTGCGATGTAGACTTCGCGGGGAGCTAGGCCCCTAAAGTAAGGGCTTGGTTCGTCCTTGCACCCATCAAAAGCCTCACACAGCGGAACCGTCCCAGACCCCTTCAGCATCCGCATAATCGCGTGTGCCGACATCTTGACTGGTTCAGCGAACCGCATGATGCGGGCATTCTCCAGCATCGCCGACAACATGTTGGCCGTTGTATCCTTGCCAACTCGTGGGGGTCCGTTCAGCAGAAATATCTTCACGCGGGGTTCCAAAGGGTAACGGTGTTCTTCTTTCGGTTCCAATCAGAATCTCGCAGGATACGAGCCATACGAGCATTTAGAAGGGCCTCTGACTCAGGAAGATCCGCCTTGGCATAGGCATCTACAACGGTCTGCCACGAGGCTCCCTCTTTCTCCAACAGTCTCTTTGCCTTGACCATGCCCATGCCAGGGACGCCCTTGTAGTTATCAGTGCTGTCTCCTGCAATCGCTTGAGTCAAGAAAAAGAAGTCAGCCTCGTCTTGGCCGACCTTGACGACACCGTTCTCCTTCTTGTCAGGATTCCAGTGGTTGCCTGGGACGGACTTCAGATCCTTATCGATCGTTACGATGATGCTCTCAGGATCACGGGTTCCCAAGATGCCTAAGACATCATCGGCTTCCAGCCGGTCCCACCGAAGTGCACCCTGCTCGACAGTCCAGTCTCTGAGCGCACGGAATATCAAAGGCTTGCGTCCCGTGCGGTTTGCTTTGTATGCCGGATGAAGCTCGTGGCGAAATGTGGGACCGTTGCAACTCACGCAAACCACCACATCTTCCCTAGAGATGCCCAAGTCTGCTGCGATATCAGCAAGAGTGCAGTTGAAGTGACCCTGACCCTCCCGAAGATCAGCAGCGATAGACCAGAGGTCATCCCCCCAATCACAAATGGTCTCGGCATTCAGTGCAGCCCTGAATATGACTACATCCCCATCAACGTATGCTTTAACCATGGTATTCCTGGTGCTTGAGGGCTTTTAGTTGGGCA